GCCGTATTCCGGTGTGCCTGCACTTTCCAGAACGGACAACCAAACGCCCATTTGCCCGGACTGCGGCATTCGGCAGGCACTGGAAAGCATCGGCGTTTCCACGGAGGAACAGGAGAAAATCCTGTCTGTAATGCACCGAAAGTTCCCCATGTAACCGCCCTGTTTGCCATGTGTGGGCTTTCAGAGCACTTGCCGAAAAACTGCCCAAAGTCAAAATCAGCCCCACACAGGCGAACTGTGCGGGGCTTGGTTGGTGGCTGCGATTTCCGGAGATGCCTTTTCCATTGTACTGTATTTTACCATAGAAAAGCAAGTTTATCCAGTGTCAGATTCACCAAATATACAGCGGAAATATCGCCTTATGTTCTGTACATTTAGCCGCTTGCTATACGCCGAAAGGTATGGTAATATACAGTTACCGAAAGGGAAAACAACCAAAAAACCACGAAATTTGGAGGAAAAACACAATGGTAGCATACGGAATCGCAAAGGCAAGAGCAATGGCAAACAGAACGGACTGGAACGAAAGAACCGAAATCACAAAGGCGGTCATCACCTGGTTCGATGCGGACTACGAATACGAACTGGAGATTGAAAACGAGGACAGGATGGACAACGAGGCGTTCACCGCATGGGTTGAGGAAAACGCAGAAAGCCTTGCAAAGGCATCGACTTTACGGAAAAGGAAATCGATGACGATGCCCTTTTTGATGAGGAGTACGAAAACGCCTGCGAATTTGAATGGGAGTGCATGACGGGAAGATAAACTTCCCTGCACTTTCCAAACAGCCCCGACCCAAGGGGCTGTGGCTCGTACCGAAGAAATATAGTACACAAAATAGCCCAGCGATGTTTGTGCAGTATATTTTTCCGTTATGACTTGATATACTTGAAATTGTATGGTAACATGGTTACAATTGGAATGGAATCTCAATTATAAAAAAGCCCACCGGGGCATAAAAATAAATGATGCAGACTTGCTTTTTGGCAGGTCTTTTTTGTTAGGAGGTGATGGCGTGGCAAAATTCAAACCGACTCGTTTTATGGCGGAGGATTCCAAGTATAACAAAAAGGCGGCAGACTATGCCGTCTCTTTTATTGAATGCCTCAGCCACACCAAAGGCACATGGGCAGGAAAGAAATTTGAACTGCTGGACTGGCAGGAACAGATTATCCGTGATTTGTTCGGCATTCTGAAACCGAATGGCTATCGTCAGTTTAATACAGCATATATTGAAATTCCGAAGAAAAATGGCAAATCAGAGCTTGCTGCTGCCGTTGCTCTGCTGCTCACCTGTGGTGATGGCGAAGAACGTGCGGAAGTTTACGGCTGTGCTGCTGACCGTCAGCAGGCTGCCATTGTATTTGACGTAGCAGCGGATATGGTGCGAATGTGCCCTGCCCTTTCCAAGCGAGTGAAGATCCTGACCTCACAAAAGCGTATTGTGTACATTCCGACCAACAGCTTCTATCAGGTGCTTTCGGCAGAAGCCTACTCCAAGCACGGTTTCAACATTCATGGGGTTGTGTTTGATGAGCTTCATACGCAGCCGAACAGAAAGCTGTTTGATGTTATGACCAAAGGTTCCGGCGATGCCAGAATGCAGCCTTTGTATTTCTTGATTACCACAGCCGGAACGGATACCAACAGCATCTGCTATGAAGTCCACCAGAAAGCGAAGGATATTCTGGAAGGCAGAAAACATGACCCGACTTTTTATCCTGTCATTTATGGTGCAGATGAATCTGAGGACTGGACCGACCCAAAGGTCTGGAAGAAGGCAAATCCGTCACTGGATAAAACTATCGGTATGGATAAGGTCGTAGCAGCGTGTAACTCTGCAAAAGAAACGCCGGGCGAGGAAAATGCGTTTCGGCAACTGCGTTTGAATCAGTGGGTAAAACAAGCGGTGCGTTGGATGCCGATGGAAAAATGGGATAAATGCAAAGTCAGCTTTGATGAAGAGATGCTTGCAGATCGTATCTGCTACGGCGGTCTTGACCTTTCCAGTACAACAGATATTACGGCTTTCGTGCTTGTCTTTCCACCCACTGAAGATGATGAACATTATTATGTTCTTCCTTACTTCTGGCTGCCGGAAGAAACACTGCCACTCAGAGTAAGACGTGACCATGTTCCATATGATATATGGGAACGGCAAGGCTACTTGAAAACGACTGAGGGAAATGTGGTTCACTATGGTTTTATTGAGAATTTCATCGATGAACTGGGGCAGAAATTTCACATTAAAGAAATTGCATTTGACCGCTGGGGTGCAGTGCAGATGTCACAGAATTTGGAAGGACTTGGATTCACGATGGTGCAATTTGGACAGGGTTATAAAGATATGTCACCGCCGACCAAGGAATTGATGAAGTTGACTTTGGAACAGACACTTGCCCACAATGGGCATCCTGTTTTAAGGTGGATGATGGACAACATCTTCATTCGCCGTGACCCTGCCGGAAATATCAAGCCGGACAAAGAAAAATCCACAGAGAAGATTGACGGTGCAGTTGCCATGATTATGGCTCTTGACCGTGCAATTCGCTGTGGATGTGTGTCTGATGAGTCTGTTTATGATTCGAGGGAAATGCTGATTTTGTAGATCTTAAACTGCCTGTGCAGTTAAAGTGAGTCCGAGAGGCTTCATGATTTTCACCAGAGTCTCAAGATTCGGAACAGTTTTGCAGGATTCAATTCTTGCAATCGAGGATTGCGGGATATGGCACATTTCAGCAAGCTGTCTCTGGGAATATCCCAAAGCATTCCGCTGTTCAATGACCGCAGAGATAATGGCTGCAATTGCTTCCATTTCTTCTATGTCTGCTTTTCCCTGAGGGCTGGTTGCTTTTACGTGTTCTTTGTAATCATTCCATGTTCTCATAAATCATGACCCCTTTCTGGATAGATAATCGTCACGTTCTGATTTTGCTTTTTCAATTTCACGCTGCGGTGTCTTTTGTGTTTTCTTTCTGAAATGATGCAGCAACACAAAAGTATCATTGCAGTAGTAGAAATAAAAAACTCTGTTGTTTCCAGGTCTTAACTCCCAGATATCTTCTTCAATATGTTTTGTAATGTTGTTTGGCAGCCGAGTCCCATTGTTTTGAAGCAGCTGAATGTGAAGCATCAACTGGTTATATTGGATTCTTGCGTCCTTGCTTTTTTCCGATTTTTCTCGCAATTCTTCAAGAAAATCCCAGACGTCAGATTCACCGTTTTCTTTTTCATAAAATTCAATCTCGTACATTGTATAATCTCCATCGATTTTACTTCTATTCTTATGATAGCATAAATGCTATCAAATGTCAATAGAAAAATGAAAAATAACAGGAGGATTTTTTATATGAGTATTTTCAGCAGGTTATTCAAATCCAGAGATAAGCCTCAAAACAGTTATGACAGCCCGTCATACACATACTTTTTCGGACGAGCGAACAGCGGCAAACGTGTCACAGACAGAACAGCCCTGCAGCATATTGTGGTTTATGCCTGTGTGCGTGTGCTGTCAGAAGCGATTGCACAGCTGCCACTGCATTTGTACAAATATAACGATAAAGGAAAAGAGCGAGTGCCATGGCATCCGCTTTATTTTTTGCTCCACGATCAGCCAAATCCTGAAATGACTTCTTTTGTTTTCCGAGAAACCTTAATGTCACACTTGCTTATCTACGGCAATGCCTATGCACAGATTATCCGAAACGGCAGAGGTGATGTTTTAGGACTGTATCCTCTGATGCCTGACAAAATGAAGGTTGACCGTGATGAAAAAAACCGCCTGATATACATTTACAGCCGTTACGATGAGGCAAATCCGAATCTGAAAGAACAGGGTGACATCGTTCTTTACGCCGATGAAGTTTTGCATATTCCCGGACTTGGATTTGATGGTGTGCGCCCAGATAGGGCATAGTGAGAAGTAGAAAGATGGTACTACCATGCAAGACAACGTATGAAATAACCTGTTTTATCGGAAGATGAAAATCGACCGGGAGTATAGCATAACAGGAAAGCGGTAAGTTGATTAAAGATAATTTATCACGACTGAACTGCAACATTAAGTGAATATGAGGATAAACCTGTGTTTGGTTAAGGCAAGTTTCAAGTTTCGGTTAATCCACGACAAGGGAAAGTATCTGACACCTTTGACATGAGTATGAATGGATAAAGCCGTCGTTCATTTAGTTGTCAATAAACTCATGTAACCCGCAGGAGAACCTGTGGTAAAGAAACGAAAGCATATCCGACAATTCACATACCAACTCATTATGTTAACTGGGGATTGCCTAAAACGGAACGCCAAATGGCTATGTGTAATGCCGAAAGGTGATAAATTCTAAGTGTAAAAAGCAAGGAAGATGACACTGAATATCCGTAAAGGCAACGGAGCGTTCGTAGTAGTCCGAGAGAGTTAATGGCTCTTGCATGGCGAAGGAACGCAGTTGTTATGTACTAAAATGAAAAGAAGTTAGGGAGGAATACCTCAATGACACCAACGATTGAAATTTTAGAAAGAGTAAACAGAAACTCACAAAAAAATAAGGATGAAGTGTTTACAAAATTATACAGATATATGCTTCGTCCAGATATTTACTATGTAGCCTATAAAAATCTATATGCCAATAGTGGAGCATCAACAAGAGGTGTGGACAATGACACGGCTGACGGTTTCGGTGAAAAAAAGATAATGAAAATTATCAATATGCTGCAAACCGAAAGCTATGAGCCGAGTCCGTCAAGACGTGCGTATGTGAATAAAGCAAACGGGAAAAAGCGTCCATTAGGCATACCCACCTTTACCGATAAACTTGTACAGGAAGTTTTGAGAATGATTCTGCAAGCAGTTTATGAGCCTGTTTTTCTGGACTGTTCTCACGGTTTCAGACCGAACAGAAGTTGTCACACCGCTTTGAAATCTATAACAAAAGGTTTCAATGGCATACGTTGGTTTGTAGAGGGAGATATAAAAGGCTGCTTTGATAATATCAATCATGTAAAATTGGTTGAGATTATCAACAGAAAAATCAAGGATGCAAGGTTGATTAAACTGATATGGAAGTTTCTGAAAGCAGGATATATGGAAGATTGGAAGTATAACGCAACCTACAGCGGAGCTCCACAGGGCGGAATTGTTTCACCGATATTTGCCAATATATATCTGCATGAGCTTGATAAGTTTGTGACCGAACTTGCAAATGAGTTCAACTGCAAGGGAAAGAATTACGCAAGCAAAGAATATGAAGCAGTCAGACACCAGATGAGAAAGTTAAATCCGCTGATTGAACAAGCGGAGGGCGAGGAAAGGGAACTGCTGATAAAGCAGAAAAAAGCAATTCGTTCAAGATTGCTGAAAATCCCCTATAAAGCACAGATTGATAAAAAAATTAAATATGTGCGATATGCTGATGATTTTCTTATCGGAATAAACGGCAGTAAAGAGGACTGCCAGACAATAAAGCAAAGACTGTCAGAATTTATTTGTAATGAGCTCAAAATGGAACTTTCAGAAGAAAAAACCTTGATTACACACAGCAGCAACTATGCAAGATTTTTAGGCTATGATGTGAGAGTACGACGGAATAATGACGTTCGCAAAGCAGGAAATACAACACAGCGAACGTTAAGTCAAACGGCAGAGTTAGCTATTCCGCTGAATGATAAGATTATGAGATTCTTATTTGATAAGAAAGTAATCAATCAAAGTAAGAATGGAGAAATCAAGCCTTGGACACGTCTGGCTCTTACAAGATGCAGTGACCTTGAAATTGTCACAGCTTACAACGCAGAATTAAGGGGAATATGCAACTATTACTCATTGGCAAGCAATTTTGGAAAATTGAACTATTTTGCGTATCTGATGGAATATAGCTGCCTGAAAACCCTTGCTTGTAAGCACAAGACAACAATTGCAAAAATCATAAGGAGAAATAAGGACGGAAAAGGAAAGTGGCGTATCGCCTATAAAAACAAAAAAGGTGACTGCTATTGCTATTTTGCTAATTTTAGTGAATGTAAAGAATCAAGTTTTTCAATAGATGCCATTGATACAACAGCAATGAAACACACAAGAACCAAAACCGTCTTTGAACAAAGGTTAGCTGCGAAAGTCTGTGAATTATGTGGATGCACCGATGCGGAACACTATGATATTCATCATGTCCACAAAGTAAAAGACCTGAAAGGGAAAGAATTTTGGGAACAGGTGATGATTGCCAAAAGGCGAAAAACAATAGTTGTTTGCGAGGAGTGCCATAAAAAAATCCACAGCAAAAGAGTTTCTAATACCAAATAACAATGGAAAGCCGTGTACATCGAGAGGTGTAAGCACGGTTTGGGGAGAGGGATAAGTAAACCTACAATAGAAATATTGCAAGGCGACTTTTCCCTACTCTACCTGGTTGGATATTCGCCGATTGCACTTGCGAAAAATGCAATCGGCATTTCTATTGCCTGCGAAGAATACGGTGCGTCGTTTTTTGGAAACGGTGCAAGTCCGTCAGGTGTTTTGGAACACCCCGGAGTGATCAAAAATCCGGAACGTGTGCGTGATGCGTGGCAGAGAGCCTATGGCGGAAGAAATGCTCACAAGGTCGCAGTTTTAGAGGAGGGCATGAAATTTACTCCCATTGCAATTCCAAACAATGAAGCACAATTTCTGGAAACCAGAAAATTTCAGATTGAAGAAATCGCAAGAATGTATCGTGTACCGCTTCATATGATCGGTGACCTTGACCATGCAACATTCAGTAACGTAGAACATCTGTCATTGGATTTCGTGAAATACAGCCTTGATCCTTGGATTGTAAGGTGGGAGCAGTCTTTGCAGAAAGCACTTCTTTCTGATTCTGAAAAGGGGCAGTATTTTGTGAAGTTCAATGTAGACGGACTTCTGCGTGGCGATTATGCTTCCCGTATGCAGGGTTATGCTACCGCAAGACAGAATGGCTGGATGTCTGCCAACGATATCCGTGAAAAGGAAGATATGAATATGCTTTCTGAGGAGGAAGGCGGTAACTTGTATCTTGTAAATGGCAGCTTTACAAAACTCGCTGATGCAGGTGCATTTGCAAATCAAAATTCAGAAAAGGAGGAGAAAACCAAATGAAGAAATTCTGGAACTTTATCCAAAACGAAGATACATCGGAAACAGAGCTTTTGTTTAACGGTCCTATCTCTGAAGATACTTGGTGGGGCGATGAAGTAACACCTGCTTTGTTTCGTGATGAACTCGCAAAGGTCAGCGGAAACTTGACAGTCTGGCTGAACTCGCCTGGGGGCGATGTGTTTGCAGCGAGTCAGATTTATTCCATGCTGAAAAGTCACAAAGGCAAGGTTACCGTGAAAATTGACGGCATTGCTGCCTCTGCCGCATCGGTTGTGGCAATGGCAGGCGATGAAACTTTGATTGCACCGACTGCCCTAATGATGATTCACGACCCTTCCACATCAGCAATGGGCAATAAAGCAGATATGGAAAAAGCAATTGAACTTCTGGAAGAAGTCAAAGAGAGCATTATTAACGCCTACGAAACCAAGTCCCATCTCAGCCGAAACAAGATTGCAAAGCTGATGTCCGATGAAACATGGCTCAATGCAAAAAAGGCTCATGAAATGGGTTTTGTGGACGGGATTCTCTTTGCAGAGAAGAAAATGCCTGTTGTTCCCAAAGAGGAAGAACCGGATGAAGAAGAAAAAGAAGATACACTGACCGCAATGACCTATTCCAAATCGAAGAATCTATCTGCATTCTTATCCAAAGTATCTGCATCAGCAGAATTCGTTACTGGCACACCGATTGACCAGCTTGAAAAAAGACTGGCACTTTTGAAATATTGATTGGAGGAATTGATTATGGCTATGACGATTAAAGAACTCAGAGAAAAGAGAAAGAAGGCTTGGGACACTGCCCGTGATTTTCTCGACAGTAAGAGAAATGCAAACGGCGTTCTCAGCGAAGAAGATTCCAAGACCTATGATGCAATGGAACAGATCATTGTTGATCTCGGAAAAGAAATTCAGCGTCTGGAACGACAGGCTGAAATCGAAGCTGAAATGAACAAGGCAACTTCCACTCCTGTTCTCGGTAAGCCTGCAACTCCGAATGTAACGGAAAAGACAGGTACAGCAAGCGACACTTACAAGAAGGCCTTCTGGAACAGCGTCAGAAACCGCAACTGGATCGATGTCCATGATGATTTGCACATTGGTACAGATGCAGAGGGCGGCTATCTTGTCCCGGATGAGTTTGTGCGCCTGTAAAAGGCGATGTTTACAGTAGATTAGGCTCTACACCGCACAGCAGAGCGGTTGTCAATCTGCCTAACCGATGACAGGAAAC